AATTAAAGTATTCAGCACCTGAAACAATAAATTCCATACCGTTTTGACCACCTAATTCAGACACAGGGGCAACGCTATTAAACACACCAATGATTTCATATTCAAAACCTAAATCATTATTTTTAAATCCAAAGTCTAGGTATTGCTTTAGAGTATAATTTGGCGCACTCTCTTCATCCATATCGGTGTTTAATTCTTCACTCTCAATATCTTTATCTATAAAATGATTTTGAAACTCCATGAATATATGCTTTGCCACTATTTCTACAAGTACAGTTTGACTATCATATTTAAGTGATGTGGATTTTATAACGTAGTACTGATCATCATAAACGATATAATTTTCATTTACTAACATATCAAAAATATCTTCGTTTCCACTTGCTTTATAAGCAGTAAATGAAATTGAACGTTCATTATTTATTTCATATTCATATTTGAATGATGATAAATCATAATCTTTTAAAATTTCCGCATAGCTTCCCGTACGGTTCATTAATATTAACTCTTTCATTTACTCACCTACCTATAAATAAAATCAAATTGGAATTCGACTGATACATTATTAACTCCTATACCATCAATTTCTATGTTATTAAATCCAGGGTCTAACTCAATCCAATCCCACTCAGTGTTGATGCCCACTCTGTTTTCTCCCAATATTGGATGAACACCATTTAAAACAAGTGTTTGATAATCTTTCAAACTACCTGTATAAGTAAACGTTGTTCCATTCATGTGGTTAGTCATTTTAAAACCGTTTGGTGCATTTGCTTTTATTCTTATTATCAACTTGTGTTTTAAAGGATCTATCGTATCGTAACTTCCATTCCAAATTTCGAATCGTTTATTGCTATGTTGATACTTGATATCTCTATCAGTGATTAAACCATTTTCAAACTGCCAATTATCCGAAAGGAAATTAGTATCTAATGTATCTTTTAATGACTCTGAATAACCTTTAATTACATTAAAAGTAACTTCAAATTCTCCGGCTTTTGACCCAACATCACTTATAGCGTTACTTTCACATTGAACTGCGTATTTCTTACCAGGCATAAAAGAATGAACAATATAATAAGGCTCCCTTTTGAATAGGAGCCCTCTCATTTTATGTTTCATTAAATTATAATCGTTTATATCATGGCCTTTAAAATAGAATCTTAAAATTAGTTTAAAAGGTCCAAATGTACTTAAACCTGGAATAACACCATCTTTGCCTTTCATTTCAATATTGTTCGTTTGAACTTCCACATCTTCTTCCTTGAAATCTAATAGTTTCAAATATGGTAAGTCTGTAATCATAATATCGAATTTATCATTAAACATACGAGCTGTTTGTCTCAATAACTTACACCTCCTACAGACCGTAGTTATATCCTCTTATTCTTTGTTTTTTACCCATAGCTTGTGTCACATCATCTGTGTTAAAGCCTTTAGGTTGTTTTTCAATATTTATCGTGCTTGAAACTAATTGAGCTAGATAGTCAATAGCTTGTTGCATTTGACTTATTTGTGTAGCTTGTTGTTCAACAACTTTATTAAGCATTGCATCATCATTTGATGATTTAGGAGTTTTTCCTAATTGGTTAGGGCGTTTATTACCTGTGGTAGATTTTCCGCCTTGAATATCTTGTGCAGCTAAAGCTAATAACTTCATAGCGTCATTACGTTTACTTGGGTCAGTAGGAATTACCCACTCTGGATGACCTGCTTCTGCAATGTTGTACCAACCAGAATCTTTTATTAATCCGCCTGTAGCAAAACGTCTAGAGCCTGTTGGTCCCCAACCTGAACGACCATAAGGTAAGTTTCTTCTCCAGTTACTGTTGTTAAAGAATGCTAGTAACTGGTCATATCCAGAAGTTATATTATTATGACCTTTAACAGCATATGCCTTAAATGTACTAGGTACATATTGTAATAAACCTTTAGCTGGTGTTCCTAGAAGGTTATTAATATCACCAATATTACCTTGTGTTACTCCTGCATTACCATTTGATTCACGTTGGATTTGCGCTACAATACCGTTTAGTTCACTATTAGAAAGATTAACTTTCATTTGTTTGGCAGCACGTTTAATTTCAGGTATCCATTGTTTAGCTGGTTTACTTCCACTTGAACCACCTTTTCCGTTTTTCTTTAACCACGGAATTGGATCAGTAGAGTTTGAATTACTTTCTCCACCTTCGTTTACTTGGAAGTGTAAATGACGATAGTTCGTCATTGAACCAGTGTTACCTGATTTACCAATCAATTGACCCGCCTTAACTTGTTCACCAGTTTTTCGTAATTGTTCTTGCAAGTGCATAAACCATAAATGAGTTTTACCTTTACTTACAGTAATGGCATTTCCGCCACCGTAGTTGTCATACCACTTACGAACTCTACCATCCATTGGTGTTTTTATAGGTGTTCCAGTAGGTGTATCATAGTCGACACCATGATGGACACCGCCATTAAATGGATAATTAGGATTTGGTTTCTTAGGTGGTGCAGAGTATGGTTGTAACACTCTAAATCCATCGAATACTGAACCGTCTCCTACTTGTGCTTCCATACCACTCTTTATCCATTGAATTGCTGCTGATTTAATTTTTTTCCAACCAGCTTTAGTCATTTGTCCGACTAGGTTATCATCTTTGAATTGTGAAAAGTCTACGTTAAACGCTTGTAATGCTAGGTCTAAGAGTTTTCCTGGATTATCCATGTAATCCATAACATCTTTTACTTTACCACCTAACCATTTAGCGCCTCCACCAACTGCTTCTTTTGCTTTTGTGTAAGCTTTCTTCGCAGAATTACCAACCCATTTACCAGTATCGATTGCTTTATCTTTAACCCAACTACCTAAGCTAAAGTGTGGTAAATCAACCGTTCCAGTATTAAATTGTGGCATTGTACCAGTAGATAACATTTTCTGAGTAGTCGCACCATTTATCACAGATGAACCTTTAGGTAAAAATGTTGTTGTATCTTTAGCAGGAGTTAAAGCAGTACGGCCATTTGGATAGCGAATCATCTCACGACGACCATCTTTTCCTTTACCATTACCTGGTCCTTTGTCTCCAACCACTGCCATAGTACCTTGTTTTAAAGCACCATCACCAGTAGTTTTAACTTGTCTATTGATTACTTGAGTACCAGTTGAAAGTTTAGGTATACTTGGTAAACCTAATTTTCCACCGACCCAGTTTAAACCTTTAATTAATCCGTTCAATCCAGATTTAACTGCATCTACCATTCCAGTAATATGGCCTTTAATTTTTCCAATAATATCTTTAAGTCCGTCTTTCATATTGTTAAATGTAGCTTTGACTTTTGACCACAATCCTGATGCTATATCAATTACTTTTCCTTTAATAGCATTCCAAGTATCAATTAGATTACCTTTTACTTTTCCTATGATGTCACGTATACCATTTCGCATACTATTGAACTTATCTTTAACACCATTCCATAAAGCTTTAGCAAGTGATATAACTTTATTTTTTATAGCTGTCCATACATCGTATAAGAAACCTCTGATTTTACTTGTTATTGAGTTAATACTATTCTTTAAGTTATTGAACATATTTTTTACGCCGTTCCACAAAGCTCTCGCTCTTGAAACAACGCCGTTTTTAATATTTGTCCATAATGTTAATGCGAAATTCTTTATAGCATTAAATATAGCAACCACACTATTTCTTAAGGAGTTAAATGTATTTTTAACACCGTTCCATAATGATTTGGCTCTCGAAACCACCGCATTTTTAAGTGTAGTCCAAACTTTGATAGCAAAATTCTTAATGGAGTTAAAAATTGAGACTACCGAATTTTTTAACGCACCAAATATCGACTTAATCGAGTTCCACAATACTCTTGCAATGGTTACGACAGTATTTTTTAATATAGTCCAATTTCTTATTGCAATGTTTTTAGCAGCAATAAATATAGTCGACACTACCGTTTTGATAGAATTTAAAATTGCTCTAGCTGTATTTATTAAAGAACGAATAATATTTATTACACTGTTCTTAAGTGCATTCCATACAGTTATAGCAACAGTTTTTATACCATTCCATAGTGCAGATAAAACAATTTTCCAAGCATTGAAATATGCTTTAGCAATTGCTATCCATCCGCGAATTATCGCTAACACTGCAGTTTTTATGCCATTCCAAACTGCAACCGCTACATATTTAATCCCGTTCCAAATTGATGATAAAACGATTTTTAAAGCTTGGATTGGATTTTGAATTGCAAATTTAATTGCATTCCATGTGGCTATCGCTGCAATTTTCAGACCGTTCCAAATTGCAATACTTACAGTTTTTATATTATTCCAAATTGCTAAAATATAAGGTTTAATGAAACCAAAAACTGCAATTGCTGCTGCTTTTATACCATTCCAAGCAGTAATAACTGCATTTCTAAAGCCTTCGTTATTCTTCCACAGATACATTATGCCTGCAACTAATGCACCAATAGCTGTAATAACTATCCCTATAGGACCAGTCATAAATCTTAGTGCTAAACCTAAACCACGTGTAGCTAACGCAGCAGCTTTTGTAACTCCTGTCCACACGACTGTTGCTGCTGTTGCTATTTTCGACTTAATAGCTTGTGCTGTTTGAGATGTAGTTAACGCAGCAATTGCATAGCGATAACCTCTTGCGATACCTGTTGCCGTTGCAGTTACACCACTCCATACTTTGGTTGCTGCAGTTGCAATCAAACCTTGTTTTCCGAATAATTTTAAGTGTAAACTTGCTAGCTTTGCTTCTAGTCCTAACAACCTAGTCTTAATTGCAGCTATTGCACCAGTTGCACCAAATACTTTAGTAGCACCAGTAGCTCCCAGTAATGCTGCTCTTAGTAACAGGAATGGTTTACCAATCAATAAAGCAGTACCAATTAATGCAGTCATGCCACCTATTACTTTTCCTATCATAGGATGTGCTTGCATCATAGAAGATATCCAACCAGTTGTAGCAGTTGTTATTTTCAACATCATTGCGCCAACAGGTGCCATCCCTTGTACTAAACTAACTAGTATAGATCCAATGTTCTTTAATAATTGCCATACTCTTGGACCATTTTCATTTAAATAAGCTATAAAGTTTTTAAAACCATCAGTGCTTGATAAGTTTGCAGCCCAATCTTTAAACGTTTTAGTTACGCTAGCCATACCTTTCATAACAGTATGTGAATGACCACTGAAAGCTTGAAACAAACTAATAATACCGCTAAAAACGTTACCGAATATCTGACCAACTATCGGTAAGTTGGTTTTAGTATACTGAATAAACTGAGCAATACCTTTATCTGTACTTGTGCTATTTGCCCAAGTATTAAATTTGTTCGCTAAACTTTCTATTCCTTTTCCTGTCCACGAGAATAAAGGACCAAACTGAGTAAACATGTGGGTAATCCCATCACCTACACGCATTGCAGCGTTTAATAAGTTTTGGAATATTGGTGGTCCAATATTATTAATGAGTTTGAAGGCGTTTTGTGCATTTTCAGAAGATGTAACCCAGTTACGCATTTCTTTAGAAGCACTAGCTATTTTATTTGTTGTTTGTGTGATAAACGGTGTTAATCTAGTTAAAGCTAACCGTGCAATATTAATACCATTAGCCATTGTGTTGAATATTGCTGCTTGATTTGCCTTAACAATATCCTTCCATTTATTTTGCAAACCACTTAAAGCATTTTGATAACGTTGTACTTCGCTGGTAACGCGTATTTCGCCATCTTCAAGCATTTTTAATGCAGTAGTAGCTTGACCTGTGAAAGCCATAATGCCACCTAAAGCAACACCATAAGCACCACCTAGACCAATAGCACCACCTGCTGCTGCACTCGCCGCGCCACCAATACCTGCAATCGCACTTACTGCACTACCTGCAACTGGTACAATGGTAGAGAGTTGTTGTATTACAATTCCACTTATAACGCCTTGAGTAATTTCACCCACACTTCTTAATGTATTGGCAATTTTACTCATTTGGCTATTCATACTTCCCCAAGCACCAGTTATTGCACGCCCTGTAACTGCAAGCATAGCTTGCTTGCGTTGAAATTCACTTAATTCGTCATTAGTCTCATCAATACGATTTTGTAAAACGTTATATGCCAGTGCTTGTTGATAGACTTCTTTTTCTGCTTTGTCTAATTTAGAAGGTAATTGGCCAACTTCATTATTTAATGATGCATAAGAACGTTCGGCGTTATTTGCTTCTTTCTTGGCCTCAATCATTGCAGTTTTAGCGTTAACCATAGCTTCTTTATTTGCATCGCTAAAGTTTTGTAATTCATTTTTCGCATTTGCAGTAGCAACTTTAGATTCGTTTAAATCCTGTTTAGCACTGTCTACTGCATTAGAAAGACTGTTATATTGTACTTTAGCTTTTGCAAGTTGATTACCTAACGAAATCATTTCTTGTTTAGATGCTTTACCTGATTCACTTAATTGGTTGAATTCATCTTGCAATTCATCTACAGAAGATTTAGCATTTTTCATTTTTGCACTCAGTGCTGTTACAGTATTTTGCATTTGTTTCTGTGCGTTTTGCGCAGATTTAACGCTAGCTTGATGTTTCTTTAACTCGTTATTCATTTTTTCATAAGTATTACTTAAAGAGTCATAACGTTTTTTAGCAGTCTGCGCGTTTACTGCCGCTTCTTTCAATTTCCCTGATAGTTTATCCTGAGAATTTCTTAACTGATCTAATTTTTTCTGAGATTGTTCACTTGCTCTACCCTGTTGTGTAAGTTTTTTATTTAAACCTTCAATCTCAGTTTCAAATTTATCAACTGATTTCTCTGCTTTATCAAATGTAGAAAGATTTGCTTTCATCTGTGCATCAGCTGTTTTTAATTTACGTTGTAAATTTGCCATACCTCTATCAATATCAGAAGTATCAAGTCCTAGGTCTATGGTGAAACCTTTAATTTCATCTGCCATTAACTCATCCTCCTTTCATTTTTGATATAAAAAAAGAGCCATTAACTGGAAGCTCTAGGATCTTTTCCAGTAATTGCTCCAATTAATGACTCATTTGCGCCAACTTTTTTGACTTTACTTTGTTTTTTATTCTTAGCATGTAAGATTCTTAACAGCTCAAATATTTCAGTATTATCTATCTCTGACATTTTCCATCCAGCATCTAATAAATCTTGATAGATAATATCAATATTTTGAGCCATCTTATCAAAGGTTAAATCATCATTAGTTAACGATTCATCGTTTATTTTTTCTTTCCCGTGTCCTCATTAGCACCACTAACTTCAGTAATTAATGTTTCAAAATATTTATCTCCATCAATACCATCTTGAAGTTCATCCACAGTGAATTGATTATCGTATAAATCCTCTACTACCATTTTTTCAATTTGATCTAATGTTTCTTCAAATTTTTCTGCTTGCTCAATATTTAATCCTTCAGGATTTGTACTTAACGCACTCATGCGCATTGATAAACGAGTACCTTTACGTGCTTGTTTACCTGTGAAGCTACCTGCTTTATAAAACTTTTTATCTTCACCATTGATGTTTAATACTAATGCTTTTGCCATAATTTAATTTCTCCTTTTTCATCGGGTTTTATATTCGACCGATTATTTTAGATTTTTATTTTTGTATACAAAAATAGACGACCTATTAAAGTCGTCTAATATCTTTATGCTTCTGGTGTTTCACTAACTACTGGTTCTTCAGTTACAGTGTTTGAAGTATTTTCTTTCTTACCAAAGATTGATTCAAATACAGTGTCTTTACCTTCTGTAGAACCTTTTGGTTCGTAAGACATAATTACAGCTAATTCTTCTTCGAAACCATTAATTTTACGTTCCATGAATTGACCTTCGATTTCATCTGAACCGAATTCTACGCCGTCCTCTTTAGTTTGGCCTTCTTTGTTTGGACGTGTGAATACGCCTTTTGAAAGACCAAACCATTCCATTGAACCGTCTTCCATCGTACGTGGAATAGCAATAGCAGTGTAAGTGATACCTGTTGATTGTCCAAATCCATATACATTTTTGTTTTCGCTATGTTCAACTAAACCTAATAAGTCTTTTTGAACATCAATTGGTAATTTGTGGAAAGTTAAGTTAAGCGTAGTTTCACCAGGAGATTTTGCAATCTCAGCTACTTTATTTGAACCATATGCTTTTTCTAATTCTTCACCGAATTCCAATGACATTTCTTGTACGTAATCAATATCTTTAATTTCTCCAACTTCAAGAGAACCATCTGCTTGTTCTGTTAAAACTGCATAATATGCTTTACCTAATCCTGTTGCAGCATTATATCTACCCATTTATATTTCCTCCTTAAATTTAGGCATAAAAAATAGCCCTCCGTTTCTTAACGAAAGGCTTGCCTATTCAGTTAAATCTTTATCTATGTGTCTGAGTTCTTCAATAGTGTACGGATTACCACGATAACGTCGTGCATCCATATAAATTTTAATTTCGTGGTCGTATTGATCAGTTCCATCTATTTGCCTAAAACCAATCTGCCACAATGTTAGACGTATTTCTTCTTGCAGTATTTTTACAATGTCATAATTAGGACCGCGAACATCTATTTGATACAAATATTCAGTCGATAAATTCGTATCACTCGCATAAGTTGATGGCTGTGGTGCAATTAAAGGGCTAATTAATATATATGGTCCAGAAGTATCCGCAGTTTCATCATAATGATACGCTCTAACACGACCTGTACAATGTTGAGCAATTGTTGCGTTTTTTAATAAGTGTTTTTTTAAAGTTTTCAACATATCAAACATTCACAGTTCCTCCTTAAGCGTGTCTTTTACGATTTGACGATACGGTTTTTCTGTTGTGAACATCGTTCGAGCAATTGCCCCTTTACCACGTGGATTAGGTTTCTTAATTGAACCCCATTCGTTAATGTGGATTATAGAATAACGATTTAACGAACCAGACCAATAAACTTTTACCATTCGTGTATTACCGTAGATATAATGCGGTTCTGTTACACTGACTTCTTCAATACTTCCACCAGTATCTTTAAACACTTCAAAATTTTGTTTTAATACACTCACAAAATAACTAGAACCACGCCTTAAGGCTTTATCTTGCGCTTTTAATAATCGCGCCTCTCCATATTGTTCTCGTATTTTGCGTAACATATTATGTGTACCTTCAATTTCTACACTCATTTTGAATACGTTCCTATGATTTTGATATTTGCATGAAAGTCAGTATCATCATCAATTTGGATAATGTTGAACTTTTTTTCTTTATATCTAGGTAATTGAATTTCAAAATACATTTCATCGTTTATTAACTTATCCATTGGGAACCATGTAACCATCGATATAGTCGCTTCATTGTTAGTCATTTCCAAGTCTTTTTGAGAGGGAGCATAAACATTTGCAAAACATGAATAATAGATTTCATCAACAGTTTCACCTGGCAAAAAATCATCACTAGGTTCTGCAACATAAAAAGTAACCGGCGTTCTCATTTCCCCACCAGTTACTAATCGTTTACGTTGTGCCATTTTCAGACACCTCCATATTAGTTATTTGGAACTGAACAATACTAGACAAAAAATTGTCGTGAAACTCTTCTAACTTGTCGTTAAAAACATATCTAGTACGTTCCAAAACTAACTCGCGTCCTAAATTGTCATCGTTCATTTCAAAATTACCGCATTTATCTTTGATATCTTTATATGACATTTCCAAATCCCTCTTTATACGGTCATCTTCCATGTCGTAAAAGATACGGTTTCTTGCTTTGAATTCTTCTACTGTTTCAGAAGTAATCATTTACATCACTTCGTTTCTTTAATGCGTTCTAAAAAAGGACCTTTATAACCGGCTTTCTCAAGTGTCTTTTCAACTTCTTCTGAACGTTTAACAGTCATTTCGACTTGTTCATCAGCGTTTAACACTCGACCGATTTCAAGGTCCTTGTAGCTTTTATTCACTTTAAATTGAGCCATTAATGTAATACCTCCTAATTATGCTTCTGGGCTAACATCTGTTGTGTCTGGGGCACCTAATGCAGAGAAATCAACATCATATACAAATGAAGTTTTATTATCATCTGGTTCAGCATATAAGAATTGTTTAGCTGTATATAAGTCCATATCCTCTAAAGCTAATGTTTCTTTATATTCACGTACGATTACTTCACTACCAGCGTAGAAGTTATAACGTGTTTTATCGAATGCTACTGCTTTACCTTGTGGTACAAATTCAGATTGTTCAAATGTCACGTTAAATGGAATTGGGCTTACAAAAGCTCCATTGTGTAATTGCATGAAAGCAACGCCTGTGTAAATGTAATCTGCAGGGTTTAATGCAATTACCACATTATTTAATACATTGGCACCTTTAGAACGTTTCACATTACCATCTTTATCGTAGTATTCCTTAGTTGATAAGTTTTTAATAACACTACCAATTTCACGAATAGACGTTTTAGAATCATTTAATGTTAATGTTCCAGCTACTGCTTTATCAGAAACTGCACCGTTTGTACGGTTGATTTCTTTCATTAATCCTACTGGTTGGTCTTTAGCAGCACCTTCACCTTGAATAGCAGTTTTTTCAATTGCTACTGCATACGCTTCTTTAATTTGTAAACGTACATAACGGTCCACCCATTGCACACCTGCATCTTTTAAATCTTTAGGTACAACTACAAATGCTGTAGCTTTACCAAGTGATACATCTTGTTCATAGAATGTAGCCTCTAATTGACCACGGATTTCTCCGAACACTTTACCCCATACTACTTGACCTTCAGGTACAGAACGAATAACACGTGCTTTTAAACCTGTACGTTGGATATTAATGTGTTGTAATAAAGGATGTTCTGATTCGATATCTTCAAAAATACGGTCAATAACTGTTTCAGGAAGTAATTCTCCATCTTTCCAGTTTGTATCAGTGTTAACATGGTCTTCAGATACTAAAGCGTTATAGAATTTCTTTTCGTCATTCGTTAAACGATTTACGTTTCTTGAATTTAAAACTGAGTTGTCTTGATTTTCTTTTTGCATATCATTTCGAATAGCTTTAGCTAAATCTTCGCTATATGCGTTCATGTATTCTGTGTACTTTTCTTTTACTTGTTCATCTGAAGCATTTGGACTCATGTTTGAGAATTCTTTAAGTAATTCTTTTGAGTTTTCAAATCCTTCTTTATTTTCTAGATTAATCATATTCACATTCTCCTTTATTTTGTATTCATATTAAATAATCTTGCAAAACTATTTTGTGGTGGCTCAATAGGTTCTGGTTTCTTTGGTTCTGCACCGTCTTTGTTATTTCCTTTTTTAACTTCAGCTAAAATCTCTTCCAATTTATCCATTACATCTTCAACTGTTAACTCTCCACCAGTTTTAGGTGCTTGTGGTTGTTGTGGGTCTTCGTTACGATACCTGCTCATATATGTTTCACCTCCCAATAATGTTGATGTAGCTGCTGCAGCTACTCGAGTGCTTTCAGTTATATTGTCAATTAGTCCTAATTCTTTAGCATCATTAGCTGTAAACCATGTTTCTTCGTCCATATACTGACGTAGAAGCGCATGATCAATGCCAGGATTCTTATCTGTATAACTATTAAATACAACTGAGTTAATTCTTTCTAATGAATCGGCTTGCTTTTTAAAAGCATTGGAATCTCCAGTGACTTGTGTCCACGCGTTGTGAATCATTAAGACAGCATTATTGGGCATGTTTATAGTATCTCCTGCCATTGCAATTACAGATGCAATACTTGCTGCTAAACCATCTACATTCACTGTAATATGTGCATCATGACGACGTAACATATTGTATATAGCGACACCAGAAAACACATCACCACCATTACTATTGATATTTACAATGATTTCTTTTTCGTTAGACATTTCTTTTAATTGGTCTTTCACAGTTTGTGGACTTATTGTCATTCCTTCAACGGTAACGTTATCGATAAAACCGTATATATCAATTTCATTGTTGCTCATTTATATCACCTCCTCCATTATCTGTAGATTCTTCATCCACAGTTTGATAGTTCTTAGTAATAATAAATTTCTGCATTTCTTCTGTACCTATAGGTTCAAATCCAGTTAGTACTCTAATTTCATCCCTATTAAAAGAACCACTAGCAATGAGTTTGTCTACCGCTTCACTCACTTCTAATGGTCCTTTTTGATCTATTGAAATTGCTTTAATACGTTTACCTTCTTTATATCCACGCTCGCTAAATAATTTAGCATTTAATTCATCAGTTATCTTTTCGATGATAGGTTTAATACAGAATTTCATGTAATTATCTGTCATAGCTTCTATATCTGCAGTATCACCGTTTATTAATCCAACAGGAATACCTAAGTTACGAGCTACATAACTAAGTAGTTGATTAGGTATTTTTGCTAAGTCATCAACTTGTGATGTATTTTTTGTATTGCTAGATGTATGTTCTTCGTATTCATAACCTTTTTGTATAGGTACAATAGCAATATCATTACTTGCATAGGCTTCATACGCTTTATTAATGAAGTCCTGCATAGATTGTCGTGATTTATCATTCATTGCATAGTTAGCATCCGTACTTAGTGTTGCCCTTATTTGATTATTCATTAGATTAGACTTAATCAAACGACCAAATATATCTCCGTAATCGCCAAACATACCAAATAGCATGTTTGTAATAGCTTCGTTATTATATTCAAGATAAATAACTTCACTCATTCTGAAACTACGTTCAAATTCGAATTCACCAACGATAACATGGTCGAATATATCATCGTATAATGCATATTCTTCTCTGTGGAAATCATCGGCAATGATTAAATCTTTCTTATCAGTTACCACAATTAACACTTCGTTGTCATAAATTAGCTTACGTATAACCTTTTGCCAAAATGTAGCTGCACTTTCATCTGTGTTAGGCCTAACATTCAATTTATAATGTGTGGTTGATGAATTATCTTTACTTTCGCCATCGATAATTTCGAATTTAGTTTGACTAATTGTCCTAGCAATATGGTTTATACACGTATCTAAAGCCCATCGTTTGATATATGCTTTATGTGACGTTTCTCTTAACAACTCAAAATCATAACTAAACTCAATTGCTTCATTACGCCCCATAATCTTATCGAATATACTCAATTTCTCACCTACTTTCTAATTTAAAATGCAATATCTGCCATGATAAATGGTTGATCGTACTCTAATATTTCATCTGCACGATATAACGCATGTAACATGGCATGGAAACCATCTGTTTTACGTCTTACTTCGTCTTTTTTAATGTATTTCTTGCTACCGTCGGGTTGCATTTTAACTGCCACATTGTTAGTGAACCAACTCATTAATGGATTATCTCCATATGCTATTTGTTTTTTAGCAAACATTGTATCTATCCTAGGAGCAAGCAAACCATGAATAGCAGTAGGATTTTTAATTACTTCTAAAGGAATCCCTGCATCTTCAAAAGGTCTTCTAACAATATCAGTACGGAAATTATCTGATATAACTTTCGTTAAATTATATTTCTCTTGCATTTGTTGAAACCAATTTACGATATAAGATATATCAATAACATCATCATCCACAATAGTTAATAAGCCATCGTTAGCCCACTCATATATAGGTGGTTCTAGATTTGTAGTTTCTAAAAACTCACGTCTGATAAATGAGTGAGAGAGCCAATAATATTCATCATTTTCTCTAAACAAAAGACCAACACTAGCAAAATCTCGAACTAATGCGTAATCAAGTCCACCAATACACGCTTTATTCTCTAAATTAGGTAACGCACGTTTAGCTGCTTTTATTTCTTCCCATGGCGCTACCACTTTTTCTTCATCTACTTCAGGTAGGTTCATACGCTTAGTCATAAACTCAGGTTTATTAGAACGATTGAATGGCAAATCGTTAAACTCTTCATCAATTGTGCTATACAAGGTTTTAGCATAAGCAGTAAGTGGTTTATGCAACATTGGATTAGCTTTTTCCCACATTGCTTTGTCGTCTACTTCTTTATGGTCGTCTAACTTACAATAAAATGGGAACATACGGCTATTCTTTACTTCTCCAGCTAAGATACTCTTTATCTTGTCCTTCATTGAATCCATATAGCCGTCTCTAATAAAGCCATCAGTACTAATGTAAAATGTTCGTCTATTATCTTTCTTACCTAAACCTCCACGCTTTACATTTACCATGCTAGGACCTTCAAAATAGTGTACTTCATCAAAAATAACGCACCCCTCACGACCACCATCTTTAGTTTTCGTGTTTGAGGTATTGTATTTTATTATAGAACCAGTTGTTCTGTTTTTTATTTCAGTTTTACTGACTAAATACGGACCATTAGGAGATTTAGCAGATTTGTTTCTCTTACTTTCAATTAACACGTCATGTATTTCATCAAAAGATGTTTTTGCTTGTTCTTCACTATTAGCAACAATAGAAATATGATAATTCTTCACACCGTGTAATGGAGTGGTTAAAAAATCGCTTATTGCACTAATCAAACCATTCTTACCACCACCACGACCCATGAATATTGCTATTTCAGTAAAAAATGCTTGTTGAATTTCTTTATCCATTAAAAATACGAAAGCGATTATAAACCTTTGAAATGGTTGTGTTGGAAAATACCATTTTTCAATAAATTTAATACAATTTTCTATTGTTTCTGTATCAAAATAAACGTCATCGCGATTTAGCACATTAGTTTCTAAATAATTAATTAAATCAATACGTTCTTGGTTTAAGATGATTTTATTATTGCGCCACATACTTATATATTCATCTACATATTTGTTATGGATCATACATAATCAGTGGATGGTGCATCCGCAATCTCTTTCTTGTCTAAACCGAATGATTTTTCTATTGCAAGAAGTGATGCATTAACTTTATTCTTTTCTGCGACTGCTGGATTCGGTTTTAAGAACTTTTGTGACGCATTAACCGTTTCAACTAGTGTTCCATGTTCTTTTATGTCTTTATCAAGCTCATAAAATATTTTAAGTAGATTTATATATCGCTCTACCTTATCTACATGAACAGGATTGTCATCATCTACTTTTTCAAGTAAATAAGTTTTGAGTTTTGTTAAGTTTTTCATACTTTAGCCCCCTAACGTAATAAAATGAAATATTCTTGCGAAATCGAATCCACCCGCCGTTCTCCTATTATTCAAATAACCTTGATTTGATTTGACCCGGGGGTGCTACCATTGTTCATCGTTCCAATATTTTTTCTTTCGTGTATGTTTTTGATAACGATCATGTTTTTTGTTGTGACACCAAACACAGAGAGTAATTAAATTATCTTCATCTAATTTTAAATCTGGATAGTTCTCTAATTCTTTTATATGGTCAACCTCTAGTGTCTTATGTTTATCTTCTCTGTCCACAGTGACTTTACCTTCAAGTTTGCAGTGTTGACACTCATAGTTATCTCTTTTAACGATGTATGCACGTAACTCTCTCCATGCCTTAGTGTTATAGAAACGTTTACGTTCCTTACTATCATTGTAGTCAATCATATGTTGCTCCTTAGTATGAGTATTCATATGAGTACATCATCATGACTGTTAACTTAAAGGGGAAAGTATAATTGTTTCATGTGATGATACTCATATCAGTAAGCATATAAAGAAAGACACACCACTTAGTGATGTGTCTACTTATAATATAGTATTGATAGGTACTGGAACGATGAGTACTTATCCCATATGGATATTATATAACATAGTATAAGCATATATATAATAGTGTACGATGTGTACGATTCGTACGATGTGTCTGTTATTGTTTATTCATATATACATCAGTGATAGCATCTATCCTATTGTATAGATTATCTTTACTTATCTGCATAAGTACCATGATTCTATTCTTACTCTCTCCCTGTTTAAGTAGTTGTAGTATATGGTAGTTCTTATCGTTAGTTATAAGGTGCTCATGGTCATCAATGAATGCCACCTTCTCAATAAGCTCCTGTGTCTTACGTCTGTCCTTATCGTTCTTGATAACCCTAACTAACACCTTATCTCCAGTACCTCCTTGAGCTTTAGGCATAGCTGCTTCTATACCATACTGTCCAGTAGATGTACTATCATACTCATACACTTGATGGTCTATAAGTCTACGCATCCAATGGTAATCTGTTATTAATTGTTTCACTTCAGTTGGTGTGTACATGTGTTACCTCCAGGTTATTGTTTAATATCATCATTAATTAATTTATTGACTGAAATCCCTAAACCTTCTCCTATTCTTAATACAACAGCTAACGATATATTCTTTCTGTTATGTTCAATATCTGCCAAATAACCTTGTGATATTCCTATCCGATTTGCCATCTCTTGTTGCGTCAGTTTCATATCTTTCCTAATCTTCTTTAAGTTCTCACCAAACGTCACTCTCTCCACCTACTCCTTAAATCTCTTCCACTCTTGCATAGCTTTATCAATATCTTCATCGCTTGCCATATAAACGATTGTGTACTTTAACGCTGCTATTTGGTCATTCTTAACACTGTTTGATATGAGTAATAGTATCGTAACAACACCCAATATTATTGATGTGATTATCCACATGCGCATTACCTCCATTTACTTATTTCGTAATCCATTGGTGCTTTATCGACTGCGTCATTAGCAGTGAGTTTGATTAGTATTTGTTCTGTAACGTATTTGCTTAGTTCGTATAGTGCAATGATTAGTAGTGTTTTGAGTATTCTCATCACTTACCTCCGATATTTTCTGCAATTTCTTTAATCGCTACATAGTCTGGTGCGAATACTCCTGTGACGTTTGCAATTACAAATGATATCCCGAATAAAGTTAAGAACATTGATACAATCCCCATTGTACCTGCGATATATAAATTTCTTTCCTCTGCGTCATCATCTCTTTTTTGATATTCTGGAATGATTCTTTTCTTATTTTCTGCAAAAAATGAAAATTCTTCTCTTTCTGGTACAGTTATATAAACTTCTTTCTTAAATAATTTCCAACCTACTACAATCAATGTTGTTGCTAAACAAAGTAATAAAGCTCCAACAATTGTATAAATTAAACTTTGTACAAAAACACCATGAACATAAGTTTCAAAACCTTTTTCTCCTGCACCTTGTAAATATTGTCCTACTTTATCTAGATAATTTAATATCTCTTTATCCATATTCACTCACTGTCCTTTATTCAAATTTTGGTATCTTAACGTTTGATTTTAATAACGCCTGGATTTCATTTTTTGTTAGTACTGGTGGATATTTATATTTACGTTCTGCCTCTTCCTTACTCTCTGCCTCAACCACAGTAAACGTTTCGTTCTCTCGTGCTTGTGTAACGTGAGTGAAAGGGTGACCGGTTGAATCTGTTAGTGTTCTAATTAAATACTGCATATTATTACCCCCAATAGTATGGCAACTAAGATTACATCTGCTACAAAAATGAAGTATCTATATGGATATAAACTTCGTTTTAACTTATTCCAAAAAGTTCTAATAGGTTGTAACAACTCCGATACTTTATCTTCTAACTTCCTCATTTCCTCAACACTTCCTTAACTTTTTCGAGAATATCCTTATCTTGTTCCACTTGAACCGAATCCTTTGTCTCCTCTTGCTGTTTCACTTTCAAATTCCTCCACTGGTTCTAACTCTGGCGTCCATATTGGTACGATAACTAACTGTGCTAGTCGGTCGCCTTTTTGAATTTTGTATGTTCCTAATTGAATATCATGTCTATGTGTTGCGTTTTCATTATTGTTAATATCTAATATGAAATCCTGTATATAATTACTTCCAGCGAATTGGAAATCATTCTTAACATTAATATTCATATGTCCTTGAAACCCTGCATCAATCTTGCCTGTTTCAACTACAAGATGTGTCTTACTACTCACACCACTTCTGCTTGTCAGTAATCCCACATAGCCTTTAGGAATATTCACTGCTAGATCAGTAGCAACTAATGCTTTCTGTTGTGGTTCAAGTATCACTGTTTCTGCTGCATATATGTCATAACCAGCACTTTCATCATCTGCTCGTTTTGGTAATCTTGCGTTCTTGCTTAGTGATTTGATTTGTAGTTTAGTCATTTATGAAAGACCTCCATTGTTATATAAATTCAGTTTTGATTTATCAATAAGTGCTTTCGAAATTTTATTAGAGTCCGAATCATATTTAAATGCTTTAATAACCAATTCATTCCACTTGTTCATATCCACTATAATGCCATTTTCTTTCTTTAACTCATCGTATTTACGTGCTTTATAAAATAATTCATTATAAGTTTTCAAATCTATAGTTACTGTGTTAGTCATTTTTCTTTGTCCTCCACTTCTGCTGTAACAATGAATTTTCTTACACTTGCGTTATATTCATCTGCTACCTTTTTAGCTTGTCTTTCAGATACAAAAACGCTATTCATATAAAAAGGTGAGTCAAACCATTTAACTGTGTCATTTTGGTCGTTGTAGTATAGCCCGTCTTTTTCCACTACATACTCTGTTCTTAATATTTGTTTCATCTACTCGTCCCCCAAATCGTCGATAGTGAAATTTGCGCCTTCTATAAATCCAGCTACTGCCCACATCTTGCCAGCAATTGTAACAAGGCAATTACCGTCATCGCTTGCATAAGTTGTCGATTCACGATTATTTTTCTCATGCCATTCAACCAGCTCTTTTATATTCATCTACTCGTCACCCATATAATTTTTGATTAATGTATACATTTCGTAAGCGAACAATCCATCGTCATAATATTCATATCTATTGTCAATCGGTAAACACGCCAATATCTCTCCCCCATAAAAACTTTCAGTATCTATATGTTGAGAATGCAATTCCAATACTTTATCAAAAGCTTTAGCTTTGCGTTTTAATTCTTCTAAATATTTTCCGTCAACTATTTCTACATTGTGCCAACCATATTTAACCATCTAATCACGCTCCAATATAAACTCTTTAAAGTCTATTCCATTATTGGCGCAAATTCTTTTGACTAAATCTTCTAAAACATCAATTTCACATTTCAAAGTGAATAAATCTTCCCCCATGAATTTAGCAAATCCAAATTCATGATACTTTCTGATTAATGTTTCTCTTACTATATTTTCTGTTGTATTTTTCATATTTAATTATCTCCTTTTTCCAATCTATCAATGTAGTTAACCAACTCTATATATCGACTTACGCTTGGATTCATTTCTGCTTTCAAACGTATGTGGTTGGTTAGGTTAATATATTTAACTTGATATTCCATCAATTCATCTGCTAAATTTTGCGTCTTAATCAACGTTTTACGTAACTCCCCATTCTCACGTTCCAACTTCTCGTTGTCTGCTTTGTATTGGTCACGTTCTGATTTTATTTTGTTATATTCGATAATTACTTCTTTGCCTTCTTCCGGACTCACTCGCCATCACTCCTTTATTCACCTTTTATGACTCAACATCTATTTTTTCGTTACATAGTCCTCTTAAAAGGTAACTTAATTCTTGTATATACAGCTTTGCTTGTTCATAGTTAAAATTCTTATACTCTGAGTATCTTCGTAAACCAAAGTTTTCAACACTTATATGCGTAGGTGAATATAAAGCACCTTCTTCATTTATTTCAATAATGTCACTATGAAGTCTTTTAATAACTTTAAGTTGTTCACTTGTTATCACATTAATCACTCCTCTAGTAAATGTGGGTGTTCGTATTTGTTACCTACTATTATTAATCCATCTTTACGCGTGTTATTTAACGGCTCTTCCGAATGAGATGTTCTCATTTTAAATTCACAATCTTTAAAAATAATTTCACGAAGAATACCTAATCCTTTTTCAAGTTTCACAATATCTCCCTCAAATATCTCCACACCGTTCTTATCTTTAAGCCCTGTGGATTGTAACAATTTAATATCCTTAAAATCTGCTAGTTCCGTGTATCTTCCACTTTCATATGCAATCTCTTCATATTTGTAATTAATTTCTTGTACATTAACAATGATTCCTTCTTCTTTTAAATATGCTCTAAATTTCGGTATCATCTACTCCACCAGCTTTCCTTTATCGCAAATTTTTACAAGGTCGTTATCAACTAAAGTAAAAAATGTAAGGTCGTTTCTCTCGATAGCCTTAGATGCAGTATTGATAGTAAAATTAGTGCAACGATGTACATCTTTTGCGTCAGTAAGTACATACAAATAATCTAAATGTGCATCCCACGTAATTTCGATTTCTTCTTCGACTGTGAAAGTGTCGCTTTTACTAAATGCATATCCAATTACTGCTTTTCCGTCGAATGAAAAGTCAACTGAAAGTCCATCCTCAGACCTATAAGTAGCTTTTTTAATATCGTTATCCCACGCCCACTCAATCATCTGTGGTAAGTTTAGTTGTTTCTTAGTTTTGATTTTCATTGTCTGTGTCCTCCAATAATTCATCTGGTATAACAATAAGTAGCCCGTCATACCTTGAATGCCAACCCTCGTCAAATCTTTCTTTGGTTACCATCAAACCTAATTTTTTATACTTTTCAATAATCCTATTTTGTACAACTTCAAGGCTAGATTGTGATATATCTTTGTTTAACCACAAGTTATAAAAATCTGATTTACTATGAATATCTCTACCATGATATCCAGTGCTTACTCTTATAGTTAAATTTCCAGATAATACTGAACGTTTAATTGTTTCATCAATATAACCTTCAATTCTTTCCTGTAATCTTTGACGTGCTTTAATATCGTTCCAGTCTTTTAACTGTTCTATTGTAATCATTCCTTATTCCTCCAAATATTCAAATATGCTTGTTTGTTCATCTTCAAACTGACTTTCAGTGATTAATCCAAATGTCTTTTTAAATTGCTGCAACTCTATGAAACCTACTTCTCTATCAATATGAGATAAACTTGTATGTTCAATACCTTTAATATGATGTTGTTTTGGATTAATGGTATTAACGTCTGCTACGTGTTCATGTCGTTCGTTGTAAAGTGGTGTAACCATAACTAACCCTCCATAAATAAACTGCTTATTACGTATACATCAATGACTTTAAAATCATCATCTTCGCTCACTTTTATTTGAGAGCTATCAAGTCTTATTGTGTTTAAATATGTTTCTCGTTCGCCATATTCAAGTAATACTTCTTCTTTTCCAATAACTTTTACAATCAGACCATACTCAATATAATCGCCATCTAATCTAGTTACTTTTAAGTAATCGCCTAAACTTACATCATTCATTTTCATTCACTTCCTTAAATTCAAAATTGTTCAATCTACATAAATCAGCTACCAAACTTTCATCTTTGTATACTTCGATTAACTCGTTTAATGTTTCGTCACTTGCAAATGTTTGATCAAGTTTAAACATTGTTTTCAAAACATCTTCATGTTCCATACCATCAAAACTAATTTGATTGTATAACTCTTGCCATGTTTGTAATGGCGTGTCGTATTCAATAACAAATATAAGTTCTTGCGTGTTAATCAATTGTCCTTGCTTATTACTTACTTGTTTATCAGATTGTATGACGTGTTTAACTTTGCCATCACATTGAATAACGAAGTCATTAACCAACTGCTCTAATTCTTCAAATTTATGTGAATATCCTTTAATCATTTCAATCATTTAATTTTCCTCCGTCGAGATGTCATTCATGTGTTGTGCGCAAGACTGACATATTTTTAAATTTTCATCATAAAGTAATTGCGTTTTATAATAAGTATCGTTACAAACATCGCATTTATCTTTTCTAAACAAATCAATGATTTTTCTCATTTATTTCGCCTCTAAAAATTGTTTGCATGACTGTTTAAATAATAGTTGTGCATATGTTGGTCTTACTTTTTCTTCTACTTCGCGTTGTTCCTTTGATTTGTCATATATACTACAACCTCTACTTGATTTAACTGCCTCGTCCAATGTTGCGCCATTTTCAATACGTTTGATCAAATCGTATTCATCTAATTTATAAGCACTCATTTTGTAGTAATGATGTGGATATATGAAAAACACTACGCCATCTACAACTAATGACTTCCTTACTTCGCCATCTATCGTTCTAAATGAGTTCGGCAAGTTGATTGCATCGTATAACTCCCAACCTCTTTTAATTCTTTGGTTAAAAACGTTATTAGTAACGCCGTTTGCTTTCAATGTTGCTTTTTCATCATTTTTCAAATCTCTATATCTGACATTAGTCTGGTACATAATTAACACTCCTAGTTATTTATAGTTTCACATGAAACGTTTTACGTTAGTTATTTGCAAATTAGAATGGCAAATCTTCATCTGAGATATCAATCGGACCATTAGCATTTGCGAATGGATTGTTTTGCGGTTGTTGCTGCTGCCAATTATTTTGTGGTTGTGATTGTCCTCTTTGTTGTTGTGGTTGATTGTTTGTATTTTGTGAATACGATTGTTGATTGTTATTTTCGTTCTTGTTCAAGAATAAAATTCCAGCGTCTATATTATTTACAATTAATTGTGAACTTTCAACTTGCGTACCATCTTGCTTTTCATAGTTATTGTTTTGCATTTTTCCTTGCAGTCCTACCATATAGCCTTTGCCACCGTAATTGGCTAAAAACTCTGCTGCTCCACCAGTCGCTAGACAACGGAAAAAATCTGTGTCATACTCGCCTGTGCTTTTATTCTTGAAATCACGTTGTACTGCGATTGTGAATGGCAATACACTTCTTCCACTTTGTGTTTGTTTAACTTCTAAATCTGTTGCAATACGCCCTGACAATACTGTTATATTCATTTTTATTTTCCTCCTAATTTACTCTCGGTACATAACTTCCAGCAACATACCAATTCGCATTTAAATCTTTTTCTTCGCCTGTAATACTTTCTACACTTTCTACTGGTAAATCTTTATCGCAATTATGACACTGAACATTATCGATTAGACTTGGTATATAATGATTTCCAACGTTATCGCAATACTGACACTTATATCTGCAACGGTAATGTTTTACGCCGTCTTTATCTTTTACTCCTGTATGATAAAAAGATGTATCTTGTGGCTGTTGTAGTTCTTTACTGAATTTTTCTAAATCGCCTCTAAATGCATCGCCTATTGTTACATCGTCGCTTTCTTGGTGCACAACTTCGCCATTAGGTTTTACTAATTCTCTAACATACTTTCGTTCTTTATCTTCCACTTTTTGTGTATTTGCTTGATCTAATTTTGTTGGATTAAAACTTTTGGGTATTTGCATAGCTTTGTGTTGCTGTTCATCTGGTTTTAATAATTTTAAAATGTGTGGAGCGATACTCTTTATAAAAGTTGCTTCTCCCTCGACATGATATGTTACAGTTCCATCTTTTTTATTAGTAACTCTGAATTTATTTGTCATATCCAATTCCCCTTTTCAAATCTCTATAATTGTCCATTTGTTCTGTCAAAGCATTAACTAACCTACTTTTTACACTTGTATAATCTTCGTTGTCTTTTTCTTCGCTAATTCTTTCAACATCTGATTTCATA